ACAGCAGGCGTATAGCTGTTGACTACATACAAGCCACCATTGACGCCAGAGATTTCAATGTTATCGCCAACCGATGGCGCCAACATTTGCAGGTTGAAACCTCTGATAATGTCGCGACCAGCACCGCCATCAACGAACTCGTACTGATACGGAATGATTGCGCGGATGATAAGGCCAGAAGACCAGTCGGCAGGGAACGAACCTTGGCCAGCAGGAATATTAATATTGAATGCGTTGTACTGAATCGATGAGGCTACGAAACTTGGCGTCAAAGCATTGGCGATAGTCAGTTCAAGACCAGACGACCCGTTAGAACTAGAACCAACCTCTGTTACATCATTCCACCAGAAGTGCGCAGGATCGCCAGAAATGTTAGTGCCTGGTGGATAGACGCTATAGATAACATCCGAGCCAAGAGAGATTGCCGGAGTATCGCCAATCAGGATCTTGTCCGAAGGAATGTCATGGTCGCCAACGCCAACGCACAACAGCATCTCCACTCGCTGCTCACGGGGGCTAGCAAAGTAGCGGCGCGGAGGCAGAAGGTAGTCCGGATAAACCTTGCGACGGCCTGCAATCTCGCGCACAGGAGAGTTGATCTTGACCTTGTTGCCCTTAATAGACGCCTCGTTAATACCTTCGCCGTTCTGGCTAGTAGCATTAACTTTCGGAATCTTTGGCGTCATCAGCTTGATGGCGACTAAGAACAGTGCTCCGAAGAACAGTTCTGTTCCTTTTGGCTCAATGACAATATCAACTGTGTCGTCTTTCGAGAAGACAGTTAGCGCCCACTCGCTAGCATCAACAACTGATCCATTAAGCGAAACGCTGATCGGGTGAACATCCATATCAGAATAGCTAGGCACGTTCTCGGCCAGCCAGTCACGCACAGAGATACCGCCAACCGAATATTCTTCGCATGGCTCATCGTTAAGCTTTGATCCGAATACTCTAACGGTCACGGTAATAAATCACTCTTAGGTATTGGGATTCAAAATCGTGGACTCTCAGCAGGCGGGCACCCTTCTTTGGGTTTATCTCAAGCGCGTGCAGTCCATTTTCTAGTTCAATTATAACAGCGACATGGATGCATAAAGGTCCACGGAATACGGCTGCTATTGCGCCGTGCTCCGGCGCGCATTCTTCCATTGAGGCCGCTTCTTGTTGATAGGCGCGAGTGAATTCTTTTGGCTGCGTGTTGCGGATTGCGCCGAATGATGGGAGTAGGCGTTTTCCGCAATGGTGGTGACGGACGAATCTCGTCATGCCGAAACAGTCCCATTTATCTGGACCGCGAGCGCCATCTTCGTATGTCGATGAGAGGAATCTATTAATCCAGTCCATTAAAGATATTTTAGACCCGGAAATTCAGTAGTGTTGTACACCTTGCGAGGCCATGCATAGTTCAGCGCATCGACAAAGCCAGCCTCAATAGAAACCGTAGTCCCGCTTACATTGCCGCCAAGCACGGTCGCGTAAAACTCGCGCTCCGACGGCTGAGTTAGATCAGTGTTCAGGTATCGACGGAATGTCAGCCGGATACGCTGCTCGCTCTCAATAGCGGTATCGATCAAGCGTTGAGCCTGGCCAGTAACGTTATCAATTGCAAAGTTCAGCGTCTGTGCGCCTTGGTTGTTCTTCTTTGGCAGAGCAATGGAGATTGGTGCGGCCATAAACGACTTATAGGTAATGCCGTCAATGCCTAGAGTCATATCCTCAAAGCCCTTGACGATGTAAATCGATTCATTCCAAGCTGAGCATGCAAGCTCGATGGTATCAATGATTACCTCAGAGCCTGCCGATGCATAGACGCGCTCGATTAGCGTACTCATACGCCTTGCTTCCTTGTGCCGGTAGTTTGGTTGACAGCGCGGCCAGTCTTGCCGTCGCCCATCATGTCGCCAACAATTGTATCAATAACCCAGCGACGATCAGCCTCGCTGAACTTAGCGCTGGACTGCATCGACTGGCCAGAGTAGTTATGGTTGTTGATGATTGGAGCAGCACCGGCACCTGATCCGCCAGAGGTTGCATCATTATTGCTAACGACATCTCCACGACTGTTAGGCATCATGTACTGACGACCATTGGCAGCATTGAAGATCTCTGGAGCGCCGGTTTCGTTCACTCGGTACATGCCGTCAGCTTGTACGGGGCCACCCAAGGCGCGACCACCAACAAGCGCCAGTCCTGAGGCAAGCGCCGTGGTTGAAGACAAGGCAGCAGCAGCTGGCACGGAGTTGGTGCCGAACGATGCAAGAGACGCCATAGCAGCAGCAGGAGCCCACGCAGCGGCAACAATACCAGCCTCGCCAACAGATGCGGCGGTTGCAGCGGCGGCGGTTGCTTGCCCCACAGATGCCATGACGATCTGCTGCTTAACCCACTCGATACCAGCCTGTACGAACGAGCCAATAACAGCATTCAGGACGGTGTTAGCGATATTACCCAGCGCGTCTTGGAGGCTCATGGTGCCAGAGAGCAGACCGCCCAATGCTTGAGTACCAGCAGATCCAAGAGCGTCCAGTCCGTCAATCAGCGCCTGATTGCCTGCCGATTGAGCAGCAAACCGCTGAGTCTCAATCTCCATCATTCTAGCGTTGTAGTCGGTCTCGGCTTGCTCCTTAAGTGCCAGGTAATCGGTATCGCTCAACAACTTCATATCGTTGACTGTTTGCAGGTCTTTCAGTTGCTGAGTGTAGGCCTGGGTAGCGTTTGCAGCAGGATCAACACGGGCAAGAGTATCTTTCGCAGTCTTGGCATCATAGAACGCACCAGCAATATCGCGAATCGACTGGACTTGTTCTGGGGTTGCGTATTTGTTGAGCGTTAGAGCGGCCTGATCCATAGCTAGATCGCGCGCAGACTTACCAACGCTGGCTAGTTCTGCGCCAAGCTTTGCGAATGACTTCTGGTTTTCCTCTACACCCTTGCGCTCTTCTGTTGCGGCCTTTTTAGCTTCCGCTTCAGACTTTTTCGCAGCCGCAGATGTCTCTGCAATTCCTTTCTTTTTGCTCGCCGTCAATTCTTTTGTGGCGGTATCTAGCTTATAGATCTCAGCGCCAAGAGATGCGGCTTGAGCTTTCTCTGCTTCAGTTGCCTTGTCGCCAAGCTTTTGAACTGCGATCAGCTTGGCTTTTTCTTCACCGGTCAGCTTAGCTGCGTCTGCCTCTTCCTTGAGTTTGTCGATAGCCTTCTGAGAGTCTGTCTTAGGCGCATTCTTTGGCGCGGTGATTTTTAGCTTTTCGTTCTCGCCTTTTTGTTCTTCAACCTTTCTGTCTTGGATCGCTTTAATCTGGTCGTTGAGGATTGCTAGCTCTTTTTCTGCTGCTTTTCGCGTAGCGCTGCCAGTAAGCGGATCAGCAAGTTTTGCTTGAATATCTGCTCTTTTCTGAACAGCTACAGCTAGCTTCTGCTGGTTATCAAGGTCGCCAGCAGAAAGACGTATGCCCTTGGCCACTGCGTCTAGAGCTTTTGCAAGAGCGTTGGAAGCGCCCGTAGCCTGGTCAATCTTAGAGATTGCAACGCCCATAGAGTTGACGATTGCGTTGGTAGCCGCTCCTACAGATCGAGGAACTTTATTGAACTCTTCATTTACCTTGCCGGTTTGCTTGTAGATAGCCTCAAGCACGCGGTCAATAGTCAGCTTGCCGTCAAGCATCTGTTGACGAAGCTCGTTGAACGGAATACCAAGGCCGTCCGCAATCTTGCGGCCAAGCTCTGGCATCTGCTCAATGATCGAGTTGAATTCTTCAGCGCGCAGAGTGCCGCCAGCAACCGACTGGCTGAACTGACGCAATGCTGCGCTTATCTCTTCAGCGCTAGAGCCACCAATCTTGCCGATCTTTTGCAGCGTATCAGTCAGACTAAGAATCTGATCCCTAGTTACGCCAAGACTTTTAAGAGATGCAGTAAGGCTTTCCCACAGCTTGATAGTGGTAGTGAGGTCGGATCCGCCAGCAGAAGAAATTTGCACAAGAGCCGCGTAGTTGGTCTTGGCATCAGCGGCGCTACCAGACAGCCGCATGACGCGAGATTCGAGCAGCGTGAATTGCTCGCTCAACTTTTGCAGGCTCGCTAACGCTGCAACACTTACCAATCCAGATATGGAAGTAGCAAGAGGCGACAAGACAAAAGAGAACTTGGACGAGCTACTTGTAGCCTTGTCTATGGCCGAAGATGTTTGCTTTAACCCTGTGCCTACCTTATTGATTGCCTTTCCAGCACCATCAGCAGAGGCTTCTACAACCTTAAGAGAAGATCCAGCGCCATCAATCTTCTTTCCAGCATCAGCGGCAGATGCTCCGGTAGTGTTTAGCGCAGCACCAGTCCCGCCTACTGCTCTAGTGGCTCCATTGGCCGAGCCATCAAGCTTGTTAAGAGCCGAATCAAGCTTGTCCAGTTGCTTATCTGCTTTCTCAGTACCGGTAACGAGCGCAGCCGTTTCCACTTCAACTTGATATGTGATGGTTCCGAGGTTGCTCATTTGTTCACCTGATACTGACGCAATCTGTTGATTTCAGCGAGGCGCGACATGGCTTCGTCGTGCTCTTCTTCTGGAGGTAATGTTTCTGGCTTGCCGAATTTTGACTGCATGGCGCCCGAGAACTCTGTCATTGTCAGGTTCCAGGCTTGCTCACTAGATAGGCCAAGATGCGCGATTGCCTGAGCCACAAAATCACGCGCCTTGAACTCTGGCACGTATTCAGAATCTGGCTTGCTCAGGAGGCGACCTTCTGGCTTTATTCCGATAATCCCATGCTTCATCAGGCATCTAGCTAAGTGAACCATGTCGTTAGAAGGCATAGCGCCAGGAACGAAGGATCCCCAGCGCGTGCCCATATGTCCAATCAGTGGCGTCAAGTCAGCATCACAGCAGGCCACCAGTACGTCATATGCTGTAGCCATTACTTCACGCTCCCACGTCCTATACGAAGGCACAGGCCAGAACGGATTAATATTCGGAGAAGAGAAAAGCAGGCTGAATTTGTTTACGATCTCGGTCGATGAGCCGAGAGAGTCAATGGCTTTAAACGATGGCCTGAAAAGGAAGTCATGATCGCCAAGGCTAACCCCAACCTCTCCTACAGAAGTGATAGCTCGCATTTTTCGAGTCCATAGATAATTGAATTATTTTACCACGGGGTATTGACGCGCTACGGATCCTAGCTATACTCGGCCAGCACACACAAACTCAAGGATAAGAAATGCTTACTCTGTTGCTGGTTATCGGTCTATG